TAAGATATTGATAGAATATAGAATATAATAATATATGCAAAGAGTATTAATCACGGGAGGTTGTGGCTTTATTGGTCATCACTTTGTAGAACATTTTCTTAAAAATACCGATTGGGAAATTGTTGTTCTCGATCGTCTTAATTATGCCTCCTTGGGATTTGACCGATTGAGAGATATTAAAGCATTTAATGACAAGCGGGTATTAATTCTAACCGCTGATTTTACAAAACCAATAACAGATGGATTAAAGAAAGAAATTGGAAGGGTAGATTATATTTTGCACCTAGGTGGAGAGACGCATGTGGACAACAGCATTAAAAACCCAGAACCATTTGTGATGTCTAATGTGGTTGGGACAATGAGAATGTTAGACCTTGCGCGCTCTTTGGATATAAAATGGTTTAATTTTTTCTCGACGGATGAGGTAATGGGACCAGCCCCAGAAGGAGTGTTTTATAAAGAGTGGGATAGATATAATTCAGCCAATCCTTACGCCGCCACAAAAGCGGGCGCTGAGGAATTATGTTTAGCTTATGCTAACACCTATAAAGTTCCTCTTTTTATAACCCATACGATGAATTGTTTTGGAGAGAGACAACACCCTGAGAAATTTATCCCGATGACTATCAAGAAAGTTCTTGATGGTGAGACAGTTTTTATTCATTCCGACCCAACAAAAACAAAGTCAGGTTCGCGCTTTTATATTCATTGCCGAAATGTTGCCAGTGCAGTTCATTTCTTATTAGAAAAAGCCCAACAAAGAGACAAGTATAATATCGTGGGCGAGAAAGAAATGACCAATTTAGAGGTGGCTCAATTTATTGCCGATGTGATAGGAAAACCCCTTAAATATGAAATGATAGATTTTCACTCAAGCCGACCGGGACACGATTTGAGATATGCTCTTGATGGTTCAAAAATGAAATCGATGGGATGGGAATTGCCTAAAAACTTTGAAGAATCATTAGAGAAAACAATTAAGTGGTATTTAAATAATCCAAAATGGTTATAACCAATTATGCCAGCAGGAAGACCAACAAAATACATACCAGAAATAGTTTTGGAGATTTGCAAAGAATACCTTCAACACTATCAAGACGAGAAAGAAGTAATCCCAAGCATTGAAGGGTTGTCTTTTTATTTTTATAAAAAAGATTATCCATTAACGAGAGAAACAATTTATCAATGGACGGCAGACGAAGACAAGCAAGAATTTTCTGACATTATTAACTCAATTTTGGTTTTACAAGGAAAAACTTTAATAAACAGAGGACTTGATGGTAATTTTAATTCTAATATTGCCAAACTTATTTTAAGCAAACACGGATATAGAGAATCTCACGAGGTTTCGCAAGGTGATTTACCAGTAAAGATTGTAGTAAAAAAGGACGAATAATAAAATGAACGAGAAGGAAATCAAACTTCACCCAAAACAATGGGAAGCACTTAATTGCGATAATCAATTTATTGCTTGCATTTCAGGAGTGCAAGGAGGGAAATCTTTTTTGGGAAGCGTTTGGGCTCAAAAGAAAATCAATGAATTCCCAGACAAAAGCGGAGCGATAATTGCTCCCACTTATAAAATTCTTATCCAAAGCACACTAGAAAAGTTCTTTCAAATTTTTCCTGAATACAAAAAATTCTATAAACAACAGCAAGGAATTATTGAGTTGCCAACAGGCGGAAAGATTTTTATCAGATCGGCTGATGACCCATTAGGGTTAGAAGGAATGACATTAAATTGGGCTTGGCTGGATGAAGCGGGAATGATGAAAAGATTGGTTTGGCAAATCATTAGGTCAAGAGTTTCTGTGGCAAAAGGACAAGTTCTAATTACAACCACTCCTTATTTTGAAAATTGGCTTTATCGGGAATTCTTTATTCCGTGGAAAGAAAATAGAGACAATAAACTTTCTGTTTTTACTTGGAAATCAATAGATAATCCTTATTTCCCAAAAGATTTTTATGAAGAAGAAAAAGCAAGATTGTCTCCCAAAGAGTTTGCGCGGCGATACGAAGGTGAATTTGTTAAAATGTCTGGTTTGGTTTATGAGTTGGAAGAACACCACATTATTAAAGAAGCACCTCAAAATTATGATATAGTTATTGCAGGGATTGACTGGGGATATAATAACCCCTCAGCGATTGCGGTGATTGGCGTGAAAGATAAAGTTTTCTATCTTATTGATGAGTTCTATGAAAGCCAGAAAACTACCGCTGATGTAATCCAAAAAGCCAAGATTTTTTATCAGCAATATAGAGTTAATGAATGGTATCCCGATCCAGCCGAGCCAGACCGAATGGAAGAAATGAGAAGAGCAGGGCTGTATCCAAAAGAAACTAATAAAGATATAAAGTTTGGAATATCAAAAGTGCAAGAAGTTCTTAGGGGTAGATTTTATGTGCTGGATAAATGCGTGAATGCGATTGAGGAATTTAACACTTATCATTATGATGAAGAAAAAATGAAAGAATTGCCAGTAAAGGAAAACGACCATTTAATGGACGCTATCCGTTATGCAATCGTTGGCTATTCTCCAATAAGAAAACCAAATTATGATATTTATTTTAACAGAAAAAATTATGGGGCGGTTAACTCTTTCGAGTAATAAACTGAATAATAAATTATGCCAAAACAATTTTTAGAGTGCGTTAAAAAGGGCGGTCGTGTGATTACAAAGAAATTGCCAGATAATAAATATATTCATATTTGTTATATTAGAGGAAAATCTTTTGCTGGCGAAGTAAAAACTAAAAAAAATAAATGAAATCTAACATTTTTGAGCAGATTACAAGTGAAATAGACAAGTTTGAGAATGAAACTATTCACATAGCAGATGGTTATGATTTGAATACTTCAAATCTTATCAATAAAATAACTCTTTATATTAACTCTCGCTTTGAAAACGGGCAGAAAGACAGCCGAGGACGAAGGAAATTCTTTTATAATATTGTCTTATTCCGCAGGGATACAACCAAAAGATTGATTGATATTGATATAAAACATTTTAGGGTCTTTGGGACAAATACAATCAAGCAAATCAAGGCATTCTTATGCGAGAGCAGATTTAAGAAATGGGCGAGAGATAGCGGGTTTGGAAGTATTTTGAACGAATTGGCAGAACAAGCGGCTACTTATGGCAGTGGCATTCTTAAATTCACGGGCGATGTAATTCCAAGCGTAGTGGATATTCGCAATTTATACTTTGACGCTTCTGCCGAAAACCTTCAAAAAGCCCAATTTATTATTGAGAAACATCTTTTAACCCCAGACCAACTTTTAGAAAAGAAAAATGACGGCTGGAAAAACATTGATGAATTGATAGACGAAAAAGATGACTTTATTAAGATTTACGAAAGACAGGGAATTGTTCCCGCTCAATGGATTGGAAAAGGAAGCGGATACAAAAAAGCGATTTTCTTTGTGGCTTTCAAAAAGAACTCTGATAAAGAGGGAGTTGTATTATTTAGTCAACCAATAGAGGAATATCAATATTTTGACTTTCCTCTCCGCAAACAGAAGGGAAGATTACTTGGCATTGGCGATATAGAACTTCTTTTGGACTTACAAATCAGAAAGAACTCTATTGTCAATCAAAAGGCAAGTGCAATGGAGATTTCTTCCAAGCATTTATTCCAGACAACTGACCCAAATATTGGCGGGAACTTTTTAACTGACTATGTAGATGGCGCTATTATTCAAGGACAGATTACGCCGGTAGCGACCGAAAACAGAGATTTAAACTCTTGGGTAAGTGAGGAAAACGCTATTGATACTTTGGCTGACAGATTGGCCTTCACTTATGATGTAGTGAGAGGTGAATCTGTTCCAGCAACCACGCCAGCCACAAACGCTCTTATTCAGGAAAGACAAAGTTTGTCTAATTTTGCCTTAATCCGTCAGAACTTTGGGTTATTCTTGGAAAAGATAGTTAAAAACTATATCCTTCCCAAACTCTTGAAGGAGTTTAACGGCGAGGAAATGACCCGAATAATTGCGGACAACTTTGATGATTTAGAGAGGGCGGACAATCTATTTATTGAGGAAATATTAAACGATTTTATTTATAAAAAGACCATTCAAACTGGATTTGTCCCTTCTGAAAAAGAAAGACAGCAATTAAAAGAAAAACTTAATTCTGAATTGAAAAAAGGCGGATTGGTAAGAATAATCAAATATGGAAAGGGATATTTCAAGGATTTTGACCAAGATATTATTGTGAATGTTTCTAACGAAAGCATTGACCCAATGACTGAATTAATTAACTTGCAAAGTTTTCTTTCTCAAATCTCTAACCCGGCGGTTTTGCAAGACCCGCTCTTGAAAAGATTTATTTACAAAATGGCTGAAAGAATGGGAATTTCTATTACTGACATTCAACTGATAGAAGAGGGGCAGAAAATGAAAGAGCAAGTAATGCCAGAAGGGGCAACAAGCATTCCAAACATTCCAAAGAATATGAAGGGGGTAGTTCCAAGCACGGCCGTGACTCCAACGGAAACGCCAATTTCTAAATAATGTATGATTCATATATGATTCATATTACTGAAGAACACAAAAAAGCTTGCCAACTTTTAACCAGCAGGCACGAATGGGGAATTGTAGAAAATCTTTTAAGAGAATTTCTTGATTCTTTGAAGGATTTGACTACACTCGATGAGAAAGAATTGGGGCAAGACAAGAATATCGTTTTTCTTTCTCGTTTGAAAGCACACGAAAGATTAGAGGCATTTCTAAATGCGGTCAATCTTTTGGGCAAAACAAACCAAAAGGTCGATGATAAAGATTTTTTTGAATAATTATGGCTAATAAGAAAGGCAATTAAGAAGGGCGGACTGATTGCGAAAAGGGCAAGGTTGGCCAGAACTTTACGAAGATTAAAAAAGAGATAAATAAAATATAGAGGAGACCAACCTCTTAAAAGGTCGTTGAGGTAGTACCTCTTAAAAAAGCTCAAATATGGAAAAAAATAACGAGTTAGAGAATACTCTTGAAAATTCTCCTGAATCAGAAGATTTGGAAAATAAATCGGGAACCGAATTGGAAACCGAATTGGACGCCGAATCAGATGATTCAGAAAGGGATTTAACTTCGAAAGATTCTGACGAAATTAAATCCTTAAGAGAACAGCTGAATAAAGCAGAAAGCGCTAAAAATCAGCTGTATGCAAGGATAAAAAAATTAGAATCAAAAAACAAGGTCGAAAAAACCAATGAGGACGATTGGAAAGAAAGAATTGAATTCCTTGTTAAGAGACGAGATTTTGATGTTGACGAGTTAGAGATTGTTGAAGCTTTCGCAAAAGGAAGCGGAAAATCTCTTGAAGAAGCGGCTAAAAATCCAGCGGTTCAAGCGGCAATAGATTCTATTCGCCAAAAGAAAGCAACGGAGAAAGCTTCACTTGCTTCATCCTCTCGTTCTGATTCATCTGATAACTCTCTTATTTCCAAGTGGAAAGCAGGGAAATTATCGGAGGAAGAATTCAGAAAAAACTTCCGAGAAGTTCAAAAGGAGTTTGTGTCTAAAAAGAAAGGCACGGCTTCTTACGAATAATCGAGATAGTTCTTTCAAGTTCTTTTAAGTTCTTTCAAAATCGTTACTCTTGGATTAAGATTAAAAAACTGAAAAAATGGCTTTTCCTACTGATACTTTTACTGCTGCTGATTTAGCTTCGTATATTCCAGAAATTTGGGGTGAAAAAATCAATGACTATTTTAAGTCAGAGATTCAAGCGGCTAACTTCTTTATTAATCGTTCTGACGAATTGATTGAAGGAGGTGATGTTTTGCACACCCCAGATCTTTCTGCGATGACTGCGCGCGCTAAATCAAATGGCGCGGCTGTTACTTTAACTTCTCCTACTTATACCTCAAAAGATTTGACCGTTGACCAATGGTATGAAGTTTCTTTTGCTGTTGAAGACAAAGAAGCTGCCCAGTGGTTGCGTTCTTACTACTTGCAGGAAAGGATGGCAAAAAACGCGGCTTACGAATTAGCCGAACAATTAGAAGATGCTCTTGCTGCATTATTCGATGACTTTACAACGACTGATGTTGGCACTTCTACTACTGCTTTGGTTGATTCTGTTATCCGTGGTGCTATTGCCACCTTAGCGGCAAGCGGTGTAAATCTTGCTGAGTGTGCGTTCTTTATTGACAATACCGTTGTCTGGGATGACCTAATGGGAATTGATAAGTTCACTTTGGCTATCAATGCTCCTGAAATGTCTCCTATTGGCAAAGGTGTAATGGGTAAACTTTATGGCATTCCTCTGTATGCTTCCAACTATATTGATTATATTAATAGCACAACTGGACGCTATAATGCCCTTGTCCATAAAGATGCTATTCATTATGCAACTGCATCACTTCCGGTGATGAGTCCAAATGGAACTGTTGGCAAGTATGGCATTCGAATTCAATCGAATTATATACCAGAATATCTGGCTACATTAACTACTGCTGACATTCTTTATGGAGTTGTCTTGAACAGACCGACTGGCGGAGTAACGATACAAACAGCAGCATAATCTTAAGAATAATCTTAAGAGATTAGAAAGAGATTGGAGGGAGACCAATTCTCCCTCCTTTCTCTGAAGTTTTAATAAAAAATTTAATAAAAATATGAGCGTATTCATTTCAAAAAATTTACATAAAACTTCAAAAATGTTAGATTTGGCTGGGAATGAAATTAACCCAATCACTAAAGAGATAATTAAACCAAAGGATTCTCCTCCTCAAATAACTTCCGAGCAATTAGAAAAGATGCAAAAACATTTAGAAATGCAATCTAAAAGAGAGAAGGAAGGAAAACAATCGGAAACTTGGAAGGATGTTATTAACCAATGATAAAAGTATATTTCAATTATGGATTATACAATGGGTGCAATTATGTCCGATTGTGGCTTCCTCAAAAGCATAATGGATTTAATGGCGATTGGAAGGAAATTGGGAAAACCAGATCTCCTCACGAAGCAGCTCAACTAATGGCAGAATCCGATGTGGTAGTAATGCATCGTTTAATGACGGAAAATCAAGCAAGAGTTTTTTCTCTTGTTAATAAAAAAAAGATTGTTGTTGATAATGATGATACCTATAAAGACCCGATTGGTATAAAAGGAAGATTAAGAAAATTTGCCAATCAAATAGATAATAATTTATCCAAGTTTATCAAAAGAGCCGATTTGGTGACTGTCTCTACTGAATTTCTTAAATCTGAATACGAAAAGATAAATTCTAATGTGGTAGTCCTTCCTAATTGTGTTGATCCTGACGATTGGCAGATAAACAAACCATTATTTAAAAATAAATTTAGAGTGGGGATAATTGGCTCGGTGGCTTACGATGATTTTAAGATTTGTTATGATGACTTAAAAAGATTGGGCGAGGAAAAAGATGTAGAAATTGTTGTTTTGGGAGATAAAAAAGAAACAGCAAGTTGGAAGGGTATTAAGTGTGAATATCATCCCTATGTCTCCTTTGAAAAATATCCAAAAGTATTAAATGACCTTAATCTTGATATAATGGCTATTCCTCGAGAGGATAATTACTTTAATCGATGCAAAAGCAATCTTAAATTTTTAGAGGCATCAATGTTGGAAATACCAGTTTTAGCGCAAGGATTTTCTGATGGCAATTCTCCCTATCAAAATCCTAATGACGCTCAACATATGATTATTGTTTATAAAAACTGGTATGACGCTATTATGCAAGCCAAACAAGATAGAGAACATTTAGCCAAAATGGCAAAAGGTGCGAAACAATATGTTTTAGAAAACTATAACATTAAAACAAAAGCAAAATTATGGAAAATACAATATCTCAAACTAATGATTTAGATAATAAAAATAATAAAAATGGAGTAAGGCAAATTGTCTTTGAGGATAGAGAAATTGCAAGTTTGCTCTTAAAAAGAAGCAAGTATGCTCAACAGCAATTAGATGTCATTAAAAAGTTAAAGAAACTCCAAGCGGAATACAACGAATTAGAAAAGGCAATTTCTCAATATAATGAAACAATTATTGATAAGGTTTATTCCAAATATTTTAATCTTTTTGATGATTACGAGGATATTTATGAAGTGCGAGTGGAAAAAAATAAAATCCATCTTTCAATAAAAGATGTCATTGAGGAAATGAAAGTTTTAGCAAAAGATAAGTTTTTAGAAAGCAAAAACAAGTGGCTTCTTAAACAAGAGGCAAAAAAGGAATTAAAAGAAACCCAAGAGGAACTCAAAGAGCAAGGGGAAATTCCTGAGGAAACCCCCGAGGAAACTCCTGAGGTTAAAGAGGACGAATAATAAACATCAATTATGTTTTTTTCAGACACTACAAACAAAAACGGGTTGGTCCAAGAGATAGATTTCATTTGTGGAACAGATAGCACAAGTTATCCTATCGAGGACAAAACAAGAAATATAAACATTCATTATTATCGAGTGGGAATTTTACATTGGCGGTTCTCCCCCATTTGGAATTTTGATGATAGCAATTATACAACTCATTCTATTGCTTCAACTAATCTGGTGAATAACCAAAGCGATTATGAATTGCCAACAACTTTGATAGCAATCGAGAGAGTGGCGATTTTAAACAAGGAAGGAGATGAATGCGACTTAATAGAAAGGAATTATGATGAAATTGCCGATGTGGCAGAATATCAAGAGCCAGCGGGATTGCCGAGATATTATGCCAAAAGAGGAAATTCAATTTGGCTTTTCCCAAAAGTGAATACCAGCGATGTCACGGCTACCAATGGATTAAAACTTTATCTTACTCGCTTGGTAGACCCATTTGTTAAGACGGATACTTCGAAAGAACCCGGATTTAATGCGGGTTTTCATCGTGTTCTTTCTTTGGGCGCTTCCACTGATTACTTAATGATTAACAAACCCAATCTTTATGATAGGGTTAAAGTAGAATACAATGCTCTATTAGACGACTTGATTAACTTTCTTAAACAAAGACAGAAAGACGATCGGCGTTTAATTTTAGAGCCAAGGTCGGAAAATTATGAATAAAAAAAATGGCAATAGTTTCAACTGATATTAAATTTTATCTTTCGGGCGGGGCAGACAATACTGATCCAAATGCTTCTTTGGGTGGAGTAATTTCAACTACTGAAATAACCGATAATACCTTGCATAATCTTTTTGATAAGGTGAGTGCGGGTGAGGCGCAAACTGGCGATACAGAGTATAGAGCGATATTCATTAAAAATACACACGCTTCTTTGACTTTGACTGGAGCGAAAGTTTATATTCAAACCAATACTCCTTCAACTGATACCAGCGTTCAAATCTCGGTGGCTACCGAAGATGGTTCTCCTATTCAAACGATTGCTGACGAAAGCACGGCTCCAACAGGCCAAACTTTCTATAATGCTGACGGCGAAAGCAATGCTTTATCATTGGGAGATTTAGCGGCAGGGGCAGTGAAGGGCTTATGGATTAAAAGAATAGTTAGTTCAAACGCTTCCGCTTACGCTAATGATAGCGTTGTGATAAAAGTCGTTGGTGAAACAGAGGCATAAATGTTTGGCAATTCTTGCTTGGGGACAACTCAATATGGCGGAACTGGAAGGTCAAAATTGTTAGTTTCAAGAATAAGGACTTACTTGTGGGATATTATAAGTTATGTCAGCAAAACAGGGACTTACTTATGGGACATTATAAATTATGTCAGCAAGACGGGGACTTACTTATGGGATATCTGGCAAAAAATTTATAGACAAACTATTTTTATTTGGAATGTAATTCACGCTTGGACTTTTCAAGATAAAAATTCTGCCTCTTGGAATTATCAAGATAAAAAGACAGCCGAGTGGGGATATAAAGATAAAAATTCTGCCTCTTGGACTTATAAAAATAAATCTTAATTATGGCTATTACTCTTAAAAAAACAAATTTTGCAAAAGGGACTTTGGTTTCTAATATTGCGATTGATGCTAATTCCTTATCCCTTCAAACTGGTGAAGGGGCTAAATTCCCTCAAACTGGAAACTTCCGGGCAGTTTTATGGAGTGCAAGTTATGCCGCTCCTGAAAGCGATGCCAATCGTGAAATAGTGGAAGCCACCTTAACTTCGGGCGATACTTTTTCAATTACTCGCGCGCAAGAGGGGACAACCGCAAAAGCGTGGAGCGCTAATGATAATTTTGCTTTGGTCTTTACGAAGGAAACATTAGATGAGATAGAGACCGAGATTAACACAAAAGCCAGTTTGACTGGGGCGGAAACTCTTACTAACAAAAGAATAAATCCACGAATTTATTCAACCTCTTCTGCCTCTTCTCTTACTCCTGAAATAGATACTTATGATATCTTTGAATTTACTGCTTTAGCAGAAAATCTAACAATTAACAATTACTCTTCCTCAACTCCTGTAAATGGGGAAATGATGATGTTTATTATTAAAGACAACGGCACTTCAAGAACAATTAGTTGGGGGAATAAATATGCTTCGGGCGATGTCACATTGCCAACAGCAACAACGGCTGGCAAATGGCTTTATATTGGTCTTAAATATAACAGCACGGCTGATAAATGGCATTGTTTAGCGGTTGGTAATAATTATTAAGTTAAAGGGTCGGTTAAATAAAAAACTATGGCAGAAATAAAACAAAAATTAGCAGATTCAGCGGCAGTAACCATTACTTTGGCTTCTTTGGCAAATGGTGCTGGTAGAGGTTCTAACTCAATAGATAATAGTTCGGCATTAGCACCAGAGGCGGATATTTATGTTAAAATAAAAACTGGGGCAAGTGGTGTTTCGGCAACTGGTTATGTAGATATTTATCTAATTAAATCAGAGGACGGCACTAATTATGATGATGGTTTTGGTGGTTCAGATGCGGCTTTTACCCCAAAAAATGTTTCTTATATTGGAACGATATCGGCTAATGCGAATGCCACAACCTATCAACGGGTCTTTAATACTTTGGGATTGGGAGGTTTACCAAGAAAATTCTGTATTGGAATAGTTAATAATACTGGTGCGGCTTTTGATAGCACGGCAGGAAATCACGCAGTAACTTACACTCTCAAAACTTCTCAAACGGCTTAAAAGATGAAATTAGAATGAAATTAGCTGGCTGGAAAAAAAGAATAAGATTGGATATTGATTACACCAACAAAATTGGCGGGAGTGTTACTCAATTCCCAGTAACTATTTTTCTTAAACCAACTAATGGCGATACTTGGAAGGTCTTTAATGAAGTCGGGAATAATTATAGAAAGATAGCAATAACAAAAGCAGACGGAGTTACGGAATTAAAAGTAGAAATGGAATTGTGGGATGTGGCTAATAAAGTTGGCATCCTTCATACTTCTTTGGCTAACTGGGTTATTGGGGGCGATACTTCTATTTATCTTTACTATGACGGCTCTCATTATGACAATCCCAATGTAGGAAATATAGCAAGCACAGCAGGACAAGCAGTTTGGGATAGCAATTTTAAGATGGTGCAACACTTAATAGATTATGACACTTCTCATACAAAAGACAGCACTTCTAATAATAATGATGGCACTAAAAAAGCGGCTAACGAACCCATAGAAGCCGATGGCAAAGTAGCAAAAGCCCAATATTTTGATGGGAGTAATGATTATGTGAATTGCGGGAATAATGCGAGCTTAAAACCAAATCAACAAATAACTATTGAAGCATTGATTAAACCAAATAATATCACAACCAATCGGTATTATGAAATTTATAGAAAAGAGGATGGGAATGATAGACATTTATTTTCTTTTCAAGAATATGGAACTATTCTCAGTTTTGGTATTTCTACAGGAGGAGCCTACAATGAATTAGATGTCTCAATAGATGCCTCAAATTACACCGACGGCGACTGGCATCATGTCGTAGCAACATATGACGGAAATTATAAAAAAATCTATACAGATGGAACTGAAATAGGTAGTGTTGCTGCGACTGGTGCAATAGGAACAAGTGGAAGTGCTCCAGCGCTAATTGGTAGTGATTCTGGAAACTCGGAATTTTTTAACGGTCTCATTGATGAAGTTAGATTATCAAATACATCCCGTTCCTCTGCTTGGATAAAAGCCTCTTATAATTCCCTTAATGATACTCTTATAAAATATCTCAAAGAAGAAACTTTATTTAGCAGACGAGGGATATTTTATGTGCCAATAAATACTTCTAACTTCTTTCATTTTTTCAGATAATATGGACATCGAAATTCTAAAACTACTTACTCAATATGGCGGCGGTGCTCTAATTATTTACCTTGTCATTATTTTGATTAAAGAACTGGGAAAATACAGAAAGAGCAATGGCGAGAAAAACAACAGCGATGAAATCAAAAGATTATCAGCAAAAATAAGCAAAATAGAAGGAAATGACTTGCACTCCATTGGAGAGAATATCGTTTATTTAAGGGGCGAGGTAGATGAATTGAAAGATAAAATTGCTTGTCTTGATAAAAGGGTTAGTATTTTAGAGGTAAAAATTAAAGGAAAAAATTAAAAGAGTTAATTAAATTATGGAGAAAATAAAAATTTTTGATACTTTGGGGTTTTCCTTCTAACGCTTGGCATTACTTTAATGGTCTTCTTGATGAAGTCCGTATTTCATCTGTAGCTCGTTCCTCCGCTTGGATAAAAGCCTCTTATAATTCTGGAAATAATAGTTTAGTAAGTTATGGGGCGGAAGAAGGTATGGATAATGCTATATTTTTTGGAATAAACCTATAATAAAAATATGATAATAAAAAAACCAATAATTATAACAACTGCTTAATGAACGAAGAATTAGAACAACTTAAAAAAGAAGTTGCAGAATT